AGCAACAACTGCTGTAACTGCTGGTTCATACAACTATGCTAACATTACCGTTGATTCTTATGGTAGAGTAACATCAGCTGTAACAGGTACTCCAGTCACATCATTCTCTGGTGGTACAACAGGATTAACACCTGCAACTGGAACAAATGGTGCAATTACACTTGCTGGTACATTAGGTATCTCTAATGGTGGTTCTAATAACACATCATTTACAACTGGTCAAATCATTTATTATAATGGTTCTTCATTGACCTCATTGGCCAACTCTGGTGTAACTGCTGGTTCTTATGGTAACACAACAACAATACCATCAATTACAGTAGATGCTCTAGGTCGTGTTACTGCTGTTTCTAATAATGTAATTTATGTTCCACCAGGCACTTCAATTACTGCCAACTCTGGTCAATTAACTGCCAACTCTGCCACAGGTAATGTAGCACTTGGTTTGGCTACAACGACAGTAAGTGCAGGAACATATGGTTCTTCTTCTAATGTAGTGTCTATCACAGTTGATTCATATGGTAGAATTACATCAGCATCTAATGTTGCTGTTACTGCTACTGCTGCTATCGTTTCTGCAACAGATACATTTACTGGTAACGGTGTGCAAACAGCATTTGTACTTGCACAAGCACCTTACAATAAAGATTCTACAACTGTTAATATCAACGGTGTTACACAACAAAGATCCACTTACTCAGTATCTGGTACGACCTTAACATTCACTACGGCACCGCCTTCTGGTTCTGCAATAGAAGTTACAACAAACTATAATGCATTAGGTAGTGGTACAATTACTGGTGCTTTACAATCCACAGTAGATACATTTACAGCTGATGGTGCAACTGGTGCTTATACACTTACAACAACACCAAGCGGTATCAACTATACATTTGTACATGTTAATGGTGTCCAACAAAATAGAAATACTTACACATTAGTTGGAAATGTTGTCACATTGGGTGGTGTTCCAACAAGTGGTGCAATTGTTGAAGTTCAATCATTCACCTCTACATCTGGTGTCGTTGTTGGATTAACAAATTATGGTGCAGCTAACAATGCTGTGTACTCATCTTCTTCCAATACATTGACCTCTGGTACTTTACCAATCAATGCTGGTGGTTCTAATGCTACATCGTACACTTCTGGCCAGATTCTGTATTATAACGGAACAAACTTTGCTTCTTTGGCAAATTCTACTGCTTCTGGTTCTTATACAAATGCTTCTGTAACAGTCGATGCTTATGGTAGAGTTACTTCTGCTTCAAGTGGTACTACTGCTGTTACATCAGTTTCTGGTACTACTGGTCAAATATTCTCAAGTGGCGGTACAACACCAACACTCAACTTGGCCAACACAGCAGTAACAACAGGTACATATGGTGGTGCTACACAGATTCCTGTGATTGCTGTTGACCAGTTTGGACGAATCACATCAGCTGCAAATGCTGCCATCACAGTTGGTACAGCTTTAACTGATGATACAACTTCAGCAACAGTACATTATCCATTGATGACTGTTTCTACATCTGGATCAATTGCAATTGCCAATACATCTAGTACTAAACTAAGTTATGTTCCTTCTACAGGTACTTTATCAGCTACAACATTTAGTGGTACTTTATCTGGTTCAGCCACAAGTGCTACAAGTGCTACAAATGCAGTCAATACTACAAATGCTAATACAACTGGTGCGGTTGCAACCAATTCAACATACTATCCATCGTTTGTAGCTTCAAATAGTTCAGGTAGTCAAGGTCTTAATACAGCAACAGCACTCACATTCAATCCTTCTACAGGAACATTGAGTTCTACTATACTGACATCAACATCTGACGAAACACTTAAAGAGAATATTGCACCAATAACGAATGCTTTAGATATCATAAATAATATCGATGGTGTTAAGTTCAATTGGAAAGATAATGGTAATCCTTCTGCTGGTTTAATTGCTCAGCAAGTTGAACAATATTTACCAGAATTGATAACCATAACAGATGGTAAAAAGTCTTTGAATTATAACGGTATTATTGCTGTTTTGGTTGAAGCAATTAAAGCTCAACAAGTTCAAATTGATGCTCTAACTAAGAAAAAGAAGGTAAAATAAATGGCATTAACAAAAGTCGATGAATCAGTATTAACAATAACAGGCGTTTCAGCCGGCACCTATGGTGGTGCCACAAACATTCCTGTAATTGCTGTTAATGCTCAAGGTAGAATTACAACTGCATCAAATGCAGCCATCACAACTTCAGTTACTTTGGCTGGAACAACTGTTCCAACTGGTACTCTTTCTCTTGGTGGTACATTAACTTTTGCAAGTAATAATGGTATTGTGGTAAGTGCTTCAGGTTCTACTATTACAATTAGTAGTTCTCAAAACCTACAAACAACAGGTTCACCTCAGTTTACCGACTTATCTCTTTCAGGTAATGCGGTCATATCTGGTAATCTAAGTGTTCAAGGTACTTACACATATTCAAACACAGTTACTTTCCAAACAGTAGATTCATTGATTGAGTTGTCTGCTAATAACGTTGCTGATGCAGTTGATATTGGTTTCTACGGACAATATTCTGGAACAAGTTATACAGGTTTGGTAAGAACTGCTGGTGCTAACTACACATTGTTTAAAGGTTTATCTGCACCAACAGCTAATTCATTCGGTACAATCAACTTAGCCAACTTTGCTACACTAAGAGCTAACGTTACTGGTGGTGTAGTTTCTAGTTTGGCTTCTGCTATTGCTATCGGTGATGGTGGTACAAATCAAACATCATTTACCAACGGCACAATTACATATTATAACGGCACAAGTCTTGCTTCTCTTGCTAATACTGGTACCGCTGGTACATACGGTGCCGCAAACTATGTTCCAATTGTTACAACAGATGCATATGGTAGAGTTTCTGCTGTTACAAATACGGCTATTGCTATTGCAGCCTCCGCAGTTACTTCTGGTACACTAGCAATTGCACAAGGTGGAACAAACGCATCAACATATACTACAGGTAATATTTTATACTATAGTGGTACTGCTGTAGCGTCATTAGCCAATGTATCAACCACAGTAACTGGTGGATTGAGTAGTTCAAATACTATAACATCTATCACAACAGATTCTTATGGTAGATTGACAGCCTACACAGGTGCTGCCATTTCTCTTTCTGCTTCTAGTTTATCTGGTGGTACTATTTCAAGTACAATTTTAGGTAACTCAACAGTTTATGTTGGTACCACAGCAATTGCTTTGAATAGAGCAACAGCATCACAAAGTTTAACTGGTATCAGTATTGATGGTTCAGCTGCAACATTCACAAGTACATCACAAAACTCTCAGTTTAATTCGGTTGGTGTTGGTACTGCTGGTTCAGGTACAGCCGGTGAAATTCGTGCTACTAACAACATTACTGCTTACTACTCTGATGATAGACTCAAGACTAAACTTGGTGGAATTATTGGTGCTTTAGCAAAAGTTAAGAGTTTAAACGGTTTCTATTACGAAGCTAATGAAACTGCACAAGCTTTAGGTTATGAAGCCATCCGTGAGGTTGGTGTTTCAGCACAAGAAGTACAAGCAGTATTACCAGAGATTGTTGTTCCTGCTCCAATTGATGAGAAATATTGGACTGTTCGTTATGAAAAATTAGTACCATTACTCATCGAAGCTATCAAAGAGCTCAGCGAGGAAGTAGAACGCTTAAAGGTGAAGTAAATGACTTTGCCAGCTTCTGGTGCCATTTCATTTTCTGCCGTTAATATTGAGTTAGGTCTTTCAAGTACCGCTCAAATTTCACTCAATGATGCAGCCGTCAGAACTCTCTTTGGAGATGCTTCTGGTGTTGTAGCCATGTCTGATGCATATGGCAAATCCAATACAACTGTACCTGGAACTCCTACGATTGGTACGGCAACTGCAACAGGATCAACAACAGCAACTGTATCATTTACAGCACCAGCATCAAATGGTGGGTTGACTATTACTTCTTATACCGCAGTATCTTCACCCGGTGGTATTACAGGTACACTATCACAGGCTGGTTCGGGTACTATTACTGTTTCTGGTTTGTCAGGTGGTACATCCTATACATTTACTGTGTATGCAACCAACTCAAAAGGCAATAGTTCTTCAAGTTCATCAAGTAATAGCATAACTACAACTCCAGTAATTGGACAATCTTTTGGTGGGGGGTATTATGCAGGTCAAATCTCTACAGCAGGTAATGGTGTTGCCGATTACAACTTAATTATTGGGCCAAATTCGTCCGCATACAGTTCGAGCTTATATTATAAGACCTCTAACAGTTCAGACTCTGGTATTCCAGATTCAGTTATTGATGGGCCGGCTAATAGCACGGCAATAAATGACAGCGACCATCCAGCGGCACAGTTTTGTAAAGGTCTTAGTATTGGTGGTTACAGCGATTGGTATTTGCCAGCTAAAAACGAAATGCAAGTTTGTTATTTTAACTTAAAGCCAACAACTTCAAACAATTATACAAGTGACGGTATAATCCCTAATGCGGTTCCTGCTAAAACTAGTAACTATACTACTGGTACACCATCACAAACTTCAGCTACGCTATTTAAAAGTGGGCAGTCAGAGGAGTTTTCTCCTAATCTTTATTGGACCAGTACAGAACTTGTTCAAAACGGCCACTTTGATTATGCCATACGAACAACATGGCTTAGTGGCCAGCAATTTAATTCGTATAAAGCTAATACGAATAGAGTTCGGGCAACTCGAAGAGTTGCGGTTTAAATTTTAAGGAACATTACAATGTACATTTGTATAACAGAAGTAGACGCGGTAACTAAAATACTATGCACATCAGAACCACAACGCACAGGCCCATCCATGCCTGAAGTTAAAGGTTGGTTATATATTTGGAATAACAATTCAACTTGGCCTGTGGAAACATCATCTGATGGCACATATTTAAGAGCACCTAAATATTACGGGACTTGTGATGATGATGCCGATACTACTGTTGTTGGTGTTTTACAAGTTCTGTCGGAAGAAGAATTTAATATAGCCAAAGCCGCTGAACTTGAAGCTCGTAGACCTTACCCATCTTGGATTGGGTATTTAGACACAATGACTTGGGGAGCACCTGTACCAAGACCTGCAAATGCTATTATGAACGGTGGTAATGTAGCTTATCAATGGGATGAGTCAATATTAAATTGGGTTCCACAAACATGAAAGAATTTTATTATGAAAGAGTTTTATTTTATTTCGGGGCTTCCTAGGTCAGGTTCCACTTTACTTTCTGCAATACTTAGACAAAATCCTGACTTCTTTGCAGACATTTCCTCACCCGTCCAAGGCTTGGTCACATCGACTATTAACGTCATTACGAACAGCGAAATCAATCATTTAATAGATGAAGATAGGCGCAAGCAAATTCTCAAAGATTTAATCAACGCATACTACAAAGCGGTCACGCCAAACACAGTATTTGACACTAATAGGGTTTGGACTGCCAAGACATCACTTCTTAAAGACCTCTACCCACAGACTAAAATCATTTGTTGTGTGCGTGATTTACCTTGGATATTGGACAGCTTTGAGCGCATTTCTGCCAAGAATTCTTTATATGGTGCAACCCTAACTGATGACGAAGCTCGGCAGACTGTTACCACAAGATGCGATGCATTGATGGACGTTAAAAAAGAAGGTCAAGTAGTCAAACCGTATTACTTTTTAGAAGAAGGAATGTTGTTAAATCCAGATATGATAATGTTAATGGAATATGAATCTCTATGCAAGAAACCTGAAAGTGTAATGCGTGAAATTTATGATTTTATTGGCAAGCCATATTTTAATCACGACTTTAAGAATGTAGAATATGAGAATGAGGTGTTTGACAAAGCTCTAAACTTAAAAAGCTTACATACGGTAAAAAAAGAAGTTACTTGGGAAGAAAGAACTTCAATTCTTCCAAAATCAGTATGGGAGAAATATAGTGGTAAAGAATTTTGGCGTATGCAAGAACCTAATTTTGCAGTTAAACAATTGTATAAGGTCAACATATGAGAATATTAGTTATGGGTTTGCCAGGATCTGGTAAAACCACTTTATCTGAGTATTTGGCTAAAGAACTTAAAGCCAAACATTTTAATGCAGATAAAATTAGAGAACAGTTTAACGATTGGGACTTTACCAAAGAAGGCAGGTTGAGACAGGCAAAAAGAATGAAAGAGTTAGCTGATAAATGCAAAATATCCATCTGTGACTTTGTATGTCCATTGCCTGAGATGCGTGAAATTTTTGATGCTGATGTGATAATTTGGATGGACACTATTAAAGAGGGGCGGTTTACAAATACAAACAAAATATTTGTTGCGCCGGAAGAGTATGACTTGCGGTTTACATCATGGAATCATACAAACTTAGACATTGTGTTGAATTATTTAAGAGCTGAACACGGCAACAAAAAAATAAAAAACCGTGTCATACATCAACAAATACTCGACACCTATATAATTTTGTGATTGCTGTGGAGTAGATATATAAATCTAGTATCTTAGGCGGTAATAATAGGAAATAATAATGACACTACCAGCATCAGGCGCCATAGCCTTCTCTTGTATTAATACTGAACTAGGATATTCTAGTACAGCTGCCGTATCTTTAAACGATTCTGCGGTTCGTACATTATTTGGTCAAGCTTCAGGTGCTGTTGATATGAATACTGGCCATGGTAAAAGTAACACATCGGTACCTGGAGCACCTACATCAGTATCTGGATCATCAGCAACTTGCTCTTCCATATCTGTTTCCTTTTCAGCACCAGCTTGTAATGGTCATTTAACTATCGATTCATATCAGGCTATATCATCACCTGGTTGTATTACGGCTTCAGCTTCTGCTAGTCCTATATCAGTAACAGGACTATCTCCATCTACAGCATACACATTTAGAGTTAGAGCCCACAATTCTAAGGGATATGGTTGCTATAGTTCGGCTAGTGCAAGTGTATCAACGGGTGTGGCTAGAGGATCAATTAGTTACACATCTACTGGATGTTGGACATTTGTTGCGCCGGCCGCAGTTTCTTCCGTATCAGGATTTTTAGTGGGTCCAGGATTGCATGGCGTGGGTGGACTTTCCTGTTATTGTGCTGGACTCTACACCGGTGGTCTTGGCGGTAACGGCGGCAGAACAGCATGGTTTAATAATAGTCCAGTAACAAGCGGGGCTTCTTATAGAATACGTATAATGGCTCCTTCTACAAGATGTTCAGGAAATTGTACGATGGTTTGTTTGCGGCACGATACTTCCAATGGAAATCGTATTGGTGGAATATACATATCGGTTTATGGAGAAAATTCATCGTATGGAACATGTGGATATCCAGCTATAGCCCATAAATTTAATTATCAAACAGGAAGCGTACAGACAGGTAATCAAGCAGCTGCAGGTGGATATGGTGTGGGAGGTTATTGTGGACCGTGTAGTGGGTATTCATGTCAACATTTAACTCCTTCAAACGGAGGATCAGGTCGTGGTGGTAACGCAGCTACTGGATGCCGAGGCGCCGGCGGAAGCGGAGGAGTAGGTATATACGGCCAAGGTACAACAGGAACAAATGGTGCTACAGGTTTTGGTTGGCCCAGTACGACAGGAGCTAAAGGAGGAACAGGTGGATCCGGTGGATCGAACGGAACAGATGGTGGTGCCGGTGCAAGTCAAGCAACGGCCAATTTTGGAGGCAATGGTGGATCATATGGAGGTAATGGTGGTGGAAGTGGTGCTGCTTGCGTTACGTTGCCGGGTCAAGGGGCCAGCGGTGCAGTTAGACTTGTATGGCCAGGAAATACACGATCATACCCCTCAACTGATGTTGGTGCTTAATTCACCGTCATAAATAGTTATTTTAAGAGGAAAAAAATGAAGTGTATTATACAAGTAGATGAATTGGGAAATCCAGTTAATCATCCAATTCTGATTGATAATTTTTTAGATGCTTTTCCAGATTTAGATATTTCTGGTGATACAGCTCCAGCTGGTTACGCTTGGTTTAACAGAAGAAACCAACAAGAAGTAATTAATTATACAATTGGAACAAAACAAATCATAGATACATTCTATGGCCGTACTACAGACGGCAAAGGTTTTGAGGATGTATTTCAAGTAAGAGATAGAACAACTCCAGAATTGACTGAGTTGGTTATCGAAATGAATAAAAACAAACCTTATCATTCTTGGAGATTGGATCAAGACACGATGCAATTTTGGTTGCCACCAGTTGAAAGACCTCAAGGTAAATATCGTTGGGAAGAATCGACTCAAGTGTGGGTAGAGAAACAAGAAGGTGAAATTGGAACACCAGATAAAATACCAGTTGGTATACCTTGGCCACCAATAATGTCACCAACATTTCCACCATCAGGAGAGTGATAAATGAAATACGCAAAAAGAAATGCTGAAGGAAATTGGAACGTTATGGAAATTAACGATGCCAATGAAGAGTCTTTGTTTGAACATGGATGGTATAAACTTGTTGACCATGAAGAACCAGACACATCATGGAATCCAGAAAGATGGAGACCAATAGAACACTTACAGGTACAGGAGAGTTTGCATCTGTTGCATCGTTTTCATCGTATTGTACCTATTGATGCTTGGGAACCTGAAAGAGAAACATTAGTTTTTGTTGAGTAAAAATAAATGACCTTACCAGCATCAGGTGCTATATCTTTTTCCAATATCAATACTGAACTTTGTCGGTCCAGTACAGCACAACTATCTTTAAATGATTCCTGTTTAAGGACATTATTTGGCCAAGCATCTGGTGCCGTTTGTATGAATACTGGTCATGGTAAGACCAACACAAGTGTACCTGGTATACCAACTGGTGTATCAGCATCAGCTACAAGTTCTTCAGCTATCTCTGTATCTTTTTCAGCGCCAGGTTGTACAGGACATTTAGCAATAGATTACTATCAAGTTGTATGCACATCAAGTGGTTCTAATTCTGCTACCGGAGCAAGTAGTCCAATTTCTATTACTGGTTTATCCGCTACAACAAGTTACACGTTTAAAGTAAGAGCCCATAACTCTAAAGGATATGGTTGCTATAGTTCTTCTACCGGCACAGCAACAACACAAGCAGTGACTGGTCAAGCTGTCTATACTACTTCCGGTTGTTATACTTTTACACCTCCGGCTGGTGTTTCTAAAATTTCTTCTCTTTTAATTTCTCCAAGTAGTTATACATATAATGCATCGATATTCCCTGCATGTTATTCTTGGTTTTGTGTTGGCTGTTACGCAGATGCTGGCCTTGCCGGAGATACTGTATATGTTAATAATAAATCAGTTAATACTTTTTACCAAGGTTGTACATTATTGACAAACACAAATACCAGTTTTGGTATTAAAATTAGAGGCAGCAGTGGTTGTTATACCGCCATATCAAAATCTTTTAATAGTCCCCCTGGAGCAAACGGGGTCACATCAAGAAATTTAATATATTCTAATGGTAATAATGGCTCTGGAGGCCAACATTGGATTGGCTCATACGCCACATATAAAAATGATGTAAGTGAAAGTTTTGTTGCACAAGGAGGTTACAAACGGGGCTCTGATAATTATTCCCTTAATG